TTCCGCCTGAAAGACAAACATAAAGTTGAACGTCCCTGATATCCCCAACGGCATACCGTCAGAGAAACTTCCTTGTCCGAAAGGATATACCAAGAAGACCGCATAGGACGCTGCAACTGGGGCTGAGTAAGCAACACTAATCCAAGGCCTCATTCCTAGTCGATAACTAAGTTCCCATTGTCGTCCCATGTAAGCTGCGATGCCAATAAGGAAGTGGAAGATAACAAGTTGGTAGGGGCCTCCGTTGTAGAGCCATTCATCCAAGTTAGCTGCCTCCCAGATCGGGTAGAAGTGGAGCCCAATAGCATTGCTACTAGGTACAACAGCTCCAGAAATAATATTGTTTCCATAAAGTAAAGATCCTGCGACTGGTTCACGTATGCCATCAATGTCCACAGGGGGCGCAGCGATGAAGGCAATAATAAAACATGTTGCTGCTGTTAATAGTGCGGGTATCATTAGTACACCGAACCACCCCACATAGAGGCGGTTGTCGGTACTTGTAACCCAGCTACAGAAATCTTGCCACTGATCTTGTGGCGATCTTGCTAAGGTAGTTGCTGACATTAATCGTATTGACTGGTGTAAAGATGTCGTGTAGTTGTTGGTGGTGTTATATCAAAACCAGTTGCACCAGTTCCTGTATTAGGAGGTGAAGCGTTAACTGATTCAACACCTTTAGGGTTCAGTTTAGCATGCTCATAAGATGCTACACTACCCTGTTCTCTGTAGGGTGCTCTGACCCATGTGTTACCAGAAGTTTGTACTACATATAGTACACCATTGTCGGCGACATTTGTAGTACTATCTGGATCGTAACCCATTGCCATAATTAATACTTAGTTAGTTTTCTGATGGGTGATTTTTTTTTCTTTGCTTCTTGTTTAGCTTGTGCTTTACCCTCTTTAGTATAAGGGTAATGTTTTCCGTTTACTACTGGCATTAGAATTGTAGGTTTGAACGTTCTAATTTATTATATACATCCTGTCTATAAGCAGGATCATCTTCGTATCTTGGATCACTCATGGCACGTACAACTTCCTGTTGACTTCTGAAACCATCAACTGTTGTAGCCGCTTTACCTTGAAGCATCTCACCCTCTACACCTACTGCATCTGTGTATCTGTAGTACAATGCTTGTAGTGCAAGGTTAATGTTATCCATGTTACCTGCTTCAAGTGCATTATCATATGCTTGAATCTCTTGTGGTGTAAAGTTTTCACCAGCCCACTGAATCATTTGATTGTAAGCATCTTCACCACCAACTGCATTCTGTATATCATTGATATTCGAATCAGTTAATGGAGTAGTCTCAGTAGTCTCGGCAGCTTGATTAGCTTTTTCTACTTCAGGTGCGTATTGTTGGATACGATAGTAAGCTTCAACTAAATCTTTACTGTCCATTTGACTAAGAGTTTCCATTGTCTCTGCTGTTAACTCTCCATCATCTTCCCATTCAGCTGAAGCTTGGAAGATAGCTTGGGCAGTAAGATCATTCTCAAAAGGATTTTCATCCTCTTCAGTATCATCTTCAGTTTCTTCTTGAGAATCATTCTCATCATCATCAAGATTCTCACCATCTTTAGAACCAAGTTTCCTCTGAAGTTCTATGTATGCTGATTCTAATTCTTCAGCGTCTTTATATTTACCAGCTAGAAGTTTCTCTTGTTCTTCTACTAATTGTTCTCCAACTTGTAATGATTCTGCATCACGCTGATCTTCAGCTTCTATAGTTTCAGGATCATTAGATGGATCATACGTCAGGTTGATTGCCATAATTCGTTTCTGTTTTTAATCCTCCGAGACCAACTGTAGTTACTATACCACCTGGTGGATGTATAGAAGGTTCACCAACTAAAGTTTCCTGGGCATATTTAAATTTATTGGTATCGAAAGAGGTGGGTTTAGCTACTTCATTCTCTTCAAATTTTTGTTCTGTTTTTTTAGGGACTCTAGGTCTCTTAGCCGTGACCCTCTTAGGTTTACTCGGCTTCTGGTTGACCGGCGACATTTGATACTAGCTCCATAGCGTCTGGGTTTTTAGATGGATCAGCCATAGGTGAACTTAGAAGTTGACCAGCTTGCTTAGTCAGTTCCATGCCTTGCTGAGCTTCTTGTTGTTGTTGTGACTCTTCGTTCCTTTCTTCCATAGACTTAACAAGGTTCAGTACATCGATACCTTGTGCAGCTGCTAATCGTTTGATAACTTCATCAGCACTGATATGTTGAACCATTGCTTCTGGTCCAAGAGTCTGCGCAATAGTAGTCATGAACTGAGTCAGACTTTCTCTGTCTTGTCCACGTCCTAAAGCATTAATACCTGCTACAATGGTAGGCTTAACTACATCTTTAGGTATACGTGGTAACTCTCCACTTCTTTGTAGTGTAAGTAGTTTTCTATTTAGATATGGAACTAAGAACTCAACAGTTAGTAGTGAGAATAGCCCACCCAATTGTTGTTCTAATTCAAGTTGTGTGAGGCGTACCTCTTCTGCTGTTACTCTCTCCGCATTACGTGGATTCATAACAAGGTGAGCTTCAAGTAAACGTTTCTCTAATTGCTGTGCTAATTGAGCAGCGGTAGCGAAGTCGGCACCTTTGCCTACTTGGATAACACCGATGTCATCTGGTCGTCCTTGAACGATTGCCCCGTTGCCTGCAGAAGCGATTGTCTGAGGTTTAGTTGTGCTCGATGGTGATACTGTAAAGATTACTTTTGCGGCTGCTGCAGAGCCTTCTACGAGTGCCTGAGAGAGTGCTTCAAGTGACCTGAAGTCACCTAAGAATTCCTCTACTCTACCACGTCCGTAGTTCTCTCCATCAATCGAATTAAATCTTAGTACTACCCATGGGCTCGCGTCCTTAGGCGCTTTCCCATTTGATCCTGGTATGAGTTTATCAAATGCTTCTTGATGCCATACCCATTTATTATTTTTTAGTTTAACACAAGTGTAAACATCAACATCCTCTTCATTTCTAGATCCAATGCCACCACCTACGTCGCCAGGACTATTAGGCAGGGATTCTATTTCCTTTAAGGCATCAGGTAGAAGGTTCCGATTAATAATTTCTTTGGTTACGATCTCAATAATGTTACCATTACCGTCGCGTTCTACGACGTATCTATTCAATGGATAATGCTTAATACCATCCTTACCCATAAATAATAGGGCGTTACCACCTACAACTAGATGTTTGATTGCTTGGTGTATGGTTACCCTATCACTAGAAGCAGCGATAGAATCCATGACCATACGTTCAAGTTTAGATAGACTAATGTCAAGTTCGGAGCGTACCTCTGGCGGTAATTCTCCTGTTAACTTAGAGTCATCAATCTGAAACTTAAAGAAGGTACTTTGTGGAGGTAGTAAAGCAAGCATTAACTTAGCTGCTAGTGTTACCACACACTTAGAACCTACTGATTGCCAAGGTGTATCTAGTTTTATATGTGCTGTACGTCCTTCATCATTTTGTATGAGATAAGGAAGTGTAAGTTTAGAGCATTGAACAGCCACATCAAGAAACTGTGTCCGGTGTTTCGTAAGATTATCGTATCTTGTGCGTGCATACTGCATGATTTACACCACTACTTGTCCGGCATTTGTATCACCACCGCCAGGGTCAAGTTTAACTTGTGTTTTCCTAGCTGACATGGCTCTCTTCTCTTTGACTCGATTTCTTTGACCACTTAGACCAGACTTCTGTCCACCAAGAGTTCCTTGAGAGTAGTCTGTCTTCTGATTTCTAACCATTTCTAGTTTCTTATTCATTTCTGCCATTGCTTTTTCGTTAGCTGCACGAACTTCTGCGGCTTCTTTAGCTGCCCGATCTCTGGCTGCTTGTGCTGCTTCTTCTGCTGATGGTCCTGTATATTTAGGTATCCTAGGTTTAGAACCGAAGCCGAAGAAACTACCAACAGCTCTTGCTACTCCTCCCATTTTTTATTTCCTCTTAAAGTTGTTTTGTTAATAAAGTAGATTGCTCTGTCCAATTACTAATGGACCTTAGTTTTTTAGAGAGACCTTTCCTTGCTAATGCTGTTACAGTAGAGCAACCGTGATCTCTCCCAAAGTTTTCTATTGTTTCAAATTGTTTCATCCAATGGTCATAATCATGACCTGTTTTTGTAGCCCAAATATTTATATGTAATATTTTTATACGAGTGTATGAAACAACATCACATAATAGAGCCATCTTTATATCACCCTTTTTCAACTCTTTGAAATCACCTGAAAATTTTTTATCTAAACCTATACATAAATCAGTAGTACCATCTGTTACTGCAATTAAATATTCATTTGTACTTATATAATTAGTAGTACGATCTATAGTTTTATCTATAAGTGGAGCAACATCATTCCATACATCAGGTATGTTTTCAGTTGGTACAAAATATAATCCCATCAGTTATCTAGTCTATCTTGATACCATTCTATTACAGAACGTTGACCAGCTTTAAACATGATGGAGGCTAGTTCTTCTTTAGGATGAGGATTAACAGGTGGGAATTTTTCTTCCATTTCTAAGAGAAGTGATTCAGGGTTTGGACCTAGTAAAGGTTCAAGCGTATTGGGGTAAGTTTGTGTTGGCATGTTCGAAGAATGCTGGCATACGGGCTCTCTGTGTCTCAGAAAACTCTGGGGCTTTACCCTCATACATTAAGCGATCACTCGCATCCAGCCAAAATTTTTTGTCCAAATATTTATCGGTAGTATTTATACCTAGAGGTTGAAGAACCCAGTTAATGGTGGCCTTCCTAAGTTTATCCAAAGAAGGAGAAGGAGATAGACCCAACTC